CTTCGGGCAGATTTCTTTCTGTATATCGTTGCCCTCCTATGTCATACACAGGGCCGCCACGGCTTCCACCGATGGTGCGGCCAACCAGCTGGCGCGGGTTAGCCTGCACATCAGCAAGCGCTGCGCTGTACGCATTTAATCGCTGGCGATAATCCGCAGCTTGCTTTTCGTAATCAACAAACGCTGTTTTGTATTGCTCTGACGCGACGTTGTAAGGCTCCATCGCTTTAGCGCGACCCGCTTCAAACTCAGTAAATGACTGCTGATACTCGCCGGTCATTGCCTCAACATTGCGCTTGTACTCAGCGGCCAAGCGATCAATGTCCGTCATCCTGCGCAGCTTCTTACCTTTAGGTGCGGTAGCCATTATTGCAGCCTCATCCCTGGTGAAAACTCAGCCGATGTAATGCCTAGCTCTGGCGTTAGACGTTCCTGCGACAGCAGCGCTCTGCGGCCACCACGGGTGCGAGCTCTTAGCGCAGAGGCTTCAGACTGTGCCGCCTTTCGACGCTCTTCGTCAGCCGCCTCTTGCACTTCCTTGGATTTCTTTTCCATCTCCAGTTTGTTCTCTTGGTACTGGAGCTGCTGCTTTTGGAACTGCTCTCTAGCAGTTTGCGCTTGCTGTTCTAGCGACGCACCCTGCTTGGCGTACTCAGCAGTCTGCCGCGACATTTCCATGCGCATTGCAGCTGCGTCAGCGGCTTGCTGCTTTAATGCTTCAGCTTGCTGGCGTTCAGCGGCTCGACGTGCTTTGTTTGCTTCGACTCCTTGATAGATGGTCGAGCCAGCAACTGCCAAAGCTAACCAAGGTATAGCCATGATTACCCCCTATTTACAGAATTACGTTGATTCTATTGGGTTTTCAAAAGGTTGCAACCATAAAGCTATATTGCAGATATACCTCATGCAAAAATATCGAAGTCCATCTTCGCCACCGTCAGGCCGGGTGCCTTGCCGCCCAGGCTGTGGGTTCTTGTCATGCGGTTATATTCGCCGCCACCGAGCATTAGATACCCGAATGAGTCGCCAATGTGCGAGTGTTCGTTCTTGTTGGGCGCATCTCGGAACCGCTCTTGCCCTGCGCCGACCGCCACGCGCTTGAAGTGGTAGCCACCGGCCAAAGCCTTGCGCAGCAGCTTGCAGTTGCGGTTGACGATTAGCCCTGGCTTGCCGTCGATTAGGCGCTGCATAGGCGCTGCCGAGGCTTCTCGGCGTACCTTGAAATCGTTGCTGGCAGTGGGTTGAGCCTTTAGCCCCAGTGTGCGGAGGAAATCAAAGGCTGTTACCTCATAGATGGCATCACGCGCCATGCCGGCAGGGTCGCCCCAAATCATTACCTGGTGCTGTGGGTATCGGGCATTGAGCTCGGCTAGCAGTTGCATACCGAATCGCTCGAGCCCCATGTCAAATGTCACGATTTCATGGTGGATCACCCAGCGGCCATTGGGTAAACGCTGGCCAATGGTGGCAGCTGGGGTCAATCCGAAGTCGAGTCCGACCTGAATCGGCACATCAAGCGACAAATCGGTTTCACCCGACATGGTCGAATCGTCATATTCAGGCCAGACGGGTCGGCCTTCTTGGACGTAGGTATACAGACCGCCTGCGTAGCACTTGATCCAATCCAAGTTCTTACCCAGCAGCATTTGCTGGTAGTAGCCACCTGGCAGGTTGTTGACGTTCTCGGCCTTTGGGTTGACCTTCCACCACTTGCCAGCAGCGAATATATGGTCGTTGGCCTCGGGATTGTCGGGCAGGTGTTCAGGGTCAACCTCGATCACACCACCAGGCTGCTGCCAAAACTTCCAAGCGTACTGGCCGGTCATCTTTTCCTTGACGGCCATCTTGTGCCACCAGTGATCATCGTCTGTTGGGTTGGTATCCATCCAGATACCGTGCCAAGTAGCGCCGCCATCGCGCTTAGTCGGGTAGCGTCCGACCCGGTGGGTCAGGCCATCAATCACCGCCTTGGGCAGCTCTCGCGCCTCGTTGACCCACGCGCCAGTGAGCTCAAGCGACAGCAGTTTCCGCACATCTTTGGGCTGGTCAAGCGCCAAGAAAATGACTTCCATATCGATGCCTGCAGCCTCACCGCGGGCTGGTAGCCGGATATGGTGGGTGATGGGTGGGGTGTGCATCATCGGCCCGAAGGTGGATTCGGGGAACAGGTCGAGCCAGGTCTTGATGGTGGTGGTTTTCAGCATGGGGTAGCTGTTTCGCACCACCGCCCAGCGCGAATATCGGATGTTATCAATCGGGCTTGGCTTCTGTTGAATCGCCTTCTTGAAGATCTTGGCCGCGCAACCGTAGCTTTTGCCGGAGCCCACCGGCCCCATCACGCCCTGGACGAAGGCGTTGCTCTGGAAGAAGTCGTAGATCACCGGGCTCTCGCTGAAGTCGAACCTCAGACCCTCGCTCGATACCGTCTTGCTGGACTGCTCTTTCGTTTTTGACACGTTTCCTCCAAAGACTCATTATTGGCCAGACGTTGGCGCGACCACGTTCACATCAATCACGCTAGGTTTGTCGTTCTCGTCAGGGTTGTCCAGCAGGCCGGAAGCCTTGGCCAGTAACCGCAGCACGCCCACCTTATCGTACAGTTCGATGTCCAAGAAACTGTTGCCTTCCTTGTCAGTTCTGACCGATACCTTCTTGATCGCCTGCAAGGCGTGTTCAGGGATCTGGTGCGCAGCCTTGACCTTGACCTGGCCGTCCTCATCCCAGGTCATGATGTCCGTAATCTTGGTGTTGGCCATGCACAGCAGGGCATAGGACACGGCCTCACGGTTCTGAATCAGGGTGTTTGAGCGCTCCAACCGGCGCTGGATCGAGCGAGTACCACCCCAGTTGGTCAGGGGCGGTACTACGTTGGATTGTTTCTTGGCTGGCATCAGAAGGGTATCTCTTCGTCAGCCTGCGGCTGGTAGCCATTACCCTTGGCCTGGTTGTGCGTAGACAGCGGCGGCGCACCAATCGACTTCACCTTGCCGATCTTGATCTTGAAATACTGCTCACCCGCCTTGGTCGTCGCAGGATTCAAGTCAAGGTAATGCACCGTACCATCCGGCAACATTACGTCACCACGGAAAGCAGCGTGCCAATCCTCTTTCTTTTCCTTGTTGATAAACGCACTGCCAAAGTTCGGCTTATGTTCCCATCCCATGTTGTTAATCTCCTAAGTTGTTGCAAAAAACCCACCAGACAAAAAAGTGGGGAAAAATTGTGACAAGCCCCCGCTAGCGCTCATGACGGGGGAGGGGGCAAAGGGTGCCTTTTTGACAACGGATGATGCCAGATCGATAACGCAATCGATCCTGCAGCCAGGTCGTGCTGGCATCGCTTCAATGCAGACACGTCGTTACCCCCCCTGCCTTCTGGACACGTCAAAACACCATACGTTCGTTTGGACTTTGGACACTTTGGATTACAGCCCCGTAGAGCCGTTTGCCATGCGTACCCATGTCTGCCTATTGCCTGCACCCTGATCGCGCCTTGTAGGTACCTTAGATCGAGTTTAAATGCCATGTCGTGCTGTCAGTTCATCCGATTGAAGCATGATCAGGTCGTTAGCCAGCATCGCGCCATCGGTCGGCAAGGGCAAGCCTTCAGCTGCATAGCGATCTGACAACTTATCCATCAGTGTTTCCAGTTCTGCAACTGTTGTTTCATTTGCAATGTGTTGAATTGATTCTTGGTTGCTTAAAACATTAAAACCTTTATTTAAAAATAACCTTAATACTTTATCTATACTTATGTTTTCTGTGTTTAACGCAACCTCAGGTTTACACATAGGTTGCACATTAGTGCCTACTTTTTCATCACCATATGCAACCTCAGGTTGCGCATTGGAAGCCTGTGATTGCTTCTTTTTGGCGATCTGTTCTTTCATCTTGGCAACGGTTACGGTGTCTCCCTTTGGCATTTGATACTCCCTTGGTGGTTGTTGAACTGGCTTAATTACTCCGTTGATCATGTCTTGGATGCGTTTGAGTCCTTCCGGATCTGGTGTCATCTCTTTCATCTCTTTTTCCTTAATGTGCGGTGGTCTGGTGTCTTCATGCCTGCTGGTGACTGCGATGGCCGTCTCCAGATCAATGCTTGCATCGTAGATAACTCTGACGGTATCTGGCCTAACGCCTCGCCAGTGCTTTGAAACTACCTCAAGGTAGCCTTGCGCCTTCAGTTTGGTGATGTGCTTGGACACAGCCTGTCGGCTGACTCCAGCGTCTTTGGCAAGCCTTGCCTGGCTAACCCAAGTCACACCAGCTCGGTTGCAATAGCTGCAGATCAGCGCCAGCGTCTTGACCATGCCATCAGTGACAGCCCTGTCAGTCAGAGCTCGGATCGGGATAACCGCCAGCTTGCGCTGGTCTGGCATCGGCTCCTTCTCGCGGATCTTAGGCTTCTTCGGCAGCGCAAACTGCACCACGTTATCAGGCATTGGAGTCATGCCACCCTTTCCAACAGGCTAGCTTGAAGCGCCGCCTGCTGCCAATGCGGTCGGCATTGAATCGAATCCCACTGGTCAGCCATCTGCCTTACCGGCACGCCCCGGTTGTGATTGCGGGCAATGTCGGTGCTGTCCACGCTGGCAAACGGATAGCCAAATCGGGTGGCCGCCATGCCTCGCAGCATGTGCAACCAAGTCGGCACTCTGCCTGTCTTGCAGATCACGTTCATGGCCTCGGTCATTCGGCGGTGCCAGCTGCTTGAGCCGACCACCGCATACTGAGCTGACGATCCAATGCAGACCCGCTGCCAGCTGTCGCACAGCCGCTGCAGCCGATCGATCGACTCATGCATGTGCCAGACCGGAGCTCCACGCTGACCATGCGGCCATTGATCAAGCAAGGCATCGTTGTCGAACTCGTCGCCAACAATTACATCAGGGATGACTGCCCAGCTGGTCGGATAGTCCAGCCACTGTTCGCACCAACCATAAAACCCAGCCCAATCTGTCTGCTTGCCCGAGCGCCATGCCGAAAATGCGCCGTTGTCCAGCATCACGCCTTGGCCATGTTTGTGGCACCAATCCACATCATCAGGACGGTAGTGCGATACGCAAAAGAAACGACCCGCCAGCTGCTGCAGTACAGTCCTGGGCGTGATCGGCGTGCCGTGGTAGTGGATCGTCATATCTCGCCCCTGACGGTTTCCACATCCACGCCATGATGGTGAGCTCGCAGAAACTGTCTTGTGTTTGGGAACTGATGCGCCAGGTGGTCGGCCATCTTCTCGTGGAATTCGCACTCCCAAAGCTCGCAGGCAATGACGATCTTCTCGACGTAGATCATCTGCCCCGAATGGATCTCGAGCTCGTAGAACACCTGCTTGTTGTTGTTCGGGCAGCGCACCGCGAACTTGTGGGTGTAGATATTCATTTCCAATCGTCTTCCTTATCGCCTGCAAGCAGGCCGATGTAGAACGCAATCGCCACCAATCCGATCAGGCCACCGATCGTCATCAGCACCACGCCTATCAGTGCGAGCAACATCACCGCCACCGCAGCTGTGAGCCCAGCTTCCTGACATGCGCCTCTGGCGTTATCTGGCCGCTGTGGTTGCGATACGGGCTCTCTGAGCGCCTTTCCACACACGGCTTGCAGATCCACCTCGCCGTGTTCTTGCCGCGCCTGTAGATCCCGCCAGCCTCTTCCCTGGTGCATTGGCAGCTGGTGCAAAACTTGGTATTCATATCAGCCCCTTGATCCGCTTGATCTCCCAGCCTGTTGCGTCGTGGATCTTAATGATCCGCTCGGCTGTCACGCCCATCTTGCCGTTTCTTATCTTGCTGACATACGCCTGCGGCCAGCCTAGCTTGACAGCCAGGTGCGCGTCGTTGCGAGCTCTGAGCTCAGTAATCAGTGTGTCCAGCAGCCGGTGGTCATTTCTTGGTTTTTGCATTCTTATATCTCCTCAACATTTCATTTCGCAGCTTGGTCTTGCCCTCAATGCCGCGCCGCTCTTCGACACTGAG